TTTCGGGTATATCTTCCAAAACATCTAATAGATCAGCCATCATTTTTAGAGCGTCTGTTGTTTTGTCGTACATCGCAGCTAAAACTATTCCCCTGGGTAAATTCAGATCTACAGCAGGGACAACCTCAGCAATAGCAATTAGATTATTCATGGCATTAACTTTAGGGTCTACCTTAGATAATCCCAACCAGGCAACAGCCTGGATAAATGGAGTAAATGCTTTGATTAATTCAGGGGTGATAAGTTCCCAGTTAATTTCTGGTAGTTCTGGTTTCTTAGCCATGATCCGCTAACCATTCCCCAAGCACGACTCGTGCTTAATAATTGATTTGCAGATCATCAGACTCGATACCCCGTTAATAGACACGAAATAGCCCCATTATTCGCGTCCTGGGCAGCCAGGATCTTAACCGTTGAATTTGGAGGTATCATGAATTCAAACATTTTGGGTTGAATCCCAATATTATTAATCAGGACCACAAATTTTTCCACGAATAATGCTGTGCCGTCCACATCGATTATATAACTCAGAACCTCACCAGCAGAAATAGAACTCCAGTCAATACCTAAAGTTACCCTGGTTAAATAAAATGCGGAGGGATTAGTATAAGATAACAGAGTGACCCCTGATGCACTAAGGGCCTGGCTTCCACTCCATCCGTAGATATTGCCACCCTTAGCCCTGGAGACTGATTTAGATGCGGCCAGGGTCATGCATTAATCATAGACCCTACCAGTTAAGATCACACAGTTCATCATAAGAGATGCACTGTCATTTCCGTCTACCTCAATCTTAACAGTAGTTAGTGGTGGAACCAGGAACTTTAACTGTGGTTGATTTATGATGTCACCCTCCGATGTATCAGTGTGAGCTGTTGCTATAACTGATCCATTAAGGGAAACTTGCCAGTTTGCTTCTCTGCCAGCAGTAGGATCAGTGAACTGAGTGGGCCCTGTAAAATAAGCTTCAAACATAATATATTGTTTTGGTGTCGTGAAAAATAAACACGTCTGCGCTGCTGTGGTGGTGGAAAATTCGCCACTATAAGCATAGGCGTGATCACCTGCTATTGAAAGTCCTAAGTTAGGACCTAAGAACGTCGCAACCTGCTTTTTAGCCATTCATTAGATCTATTCGAAATATAGAGTAACAGCTCCAGACGAAGCAGAAGCACTACCGCCAGAAGCATATTGAATGGCAATTTGGAGATCGATATTATTTGCTGTGCCAATAGGAAAAGAAACAGGAACAGAATTGAAACCTACTGCGCATGCTGCGTCAGCTGTGTCTCCAGCTATACCCATAATGGTGAAGTTCTGTTCTGAAAAATCAGATCCTAATAGTCTGCATACAACCTGGTATCCTTTTGCGTTCAGTGTGTCAAAGGCACAATCGACGCGTACAATACGCTGTGATCCGCCAGGGACCATTATATTGCCTAAGTTGCTGCTATTCATGTTTGCCGTCAAGGAAAAGTATTCTTTATCCACGGGCGTGCTGTCAAAAGTTCGTGATATTGTTGTTACCATTTTATAGTCTGAAGTAAAGTTTACTTCCTCCGAGTTTTAGTTGTGGAAACTGCTTCCTGGCAAAGGCTCCCAATAGAGCAATACCTCCAGCAGTCACTAATGTCTTACGTCCTGTGTCAGTTCCGATCATATTCATTGCATTACCTGCAAGGGTACCGAATGCCTGACCTAATTGACCGTCTGTTATGTCCTTGATTACGCCTTCACCCTGAAGTTTACCACCGTTGAAGGTCTTTCCAGCGTTTAGGTACGCTGCTATTGCGAGGCCGCTAGCCATGCCCGTCACACTTGGATGGGGGATTGATTTTCTCATATTACTCCTTTTTGGATTGTTTCTGCGAACGTATGCCCTGCGGGCAGTCTTTCGGACGCCGCCTTTCCTGGTTGTGCGCTTGCGTTGTGTAGAGCGTTTGGAAGCTTTAAAAGCGCGCCATCCCTTTTTGAAACCCATTTTGGCATATTTCTTAGGGAGTCCAGGCTTGGGCACATCCCCATTTAGAAGAATTGCCTATTTAACCTAATTGGGTTATAGGGTTTACCTGGTAGGGGCTTTAGAACAGTGTTTGCAAAGTACTGATCCATTAGAAGCTCTAACGCCAATATATGACTTAGTCCAGGCGTTACACCTAATGCAAATTCCACCAGCCTTATTATTATCGGGCATGGAACCCTTCGCATTCAGGACAAGGGTATTGTTGTCCTGGTCTATAATGAATCTGCCATTCATGCTTACACCTGGTGCATCTAAGGATCGCTTCCCTTTGATAATCACTCATTGTGTCTCTTTAGTAAAGTTTTATACCAGGCAGACTTACATTTTGAGCATATATGCCACCATCCATCATTAAGAACAAACCCAGAGGGTACGTACCTGTTTGGCTTATCACAGAACTCACAGTTCATCCTTTCGTCTCCTTTAAACGGTCATTAAATTTCTTATCCCATACCCATTGACCCTGATAACCACATTCAGAACAGTTTTCCATGCCTGGAGGATTCAATGCTTGACAATCGCGCTGGTCACACTTCCAGTAATCACGGTGAACGTCGAACACTGTTAAAGGATTGTAAGCAGTTAACGCCATATTTACAACATGCGACCTGGTGCCTGGGTTCTTTTCCAGATACCTATCTATCAGTTCAGAGAGTTTCTTATCCATACTGATCGATACGGGCATAACGTGGCGTCTTTTCCTACCCATTAATGCAGAATCACTGTAAAACTACTATATAATATTATACTTGTATTTAGAATGTCCATGAAACACTATACTCTAGTATACTATCTAGAACCTGGTGTACCTATATTATATATATAATAGTATATCTTTTCCTTTTTCTGAGCGTGAAATAGGGGGTGTTCTGTGTTTCTGAGGCTTTTACTTAGAGTTCGTCAGCAAGTCCCATGCGTACCACGGCGTCAGTTGCGCGTTTTGGCTGCGTTTTGACGGCGTCAGTGATCATCGGCAACATTTTAGAAGCAAGGGCTTGTACATACCAGGGTTGACCACTTAGATCCTGAGTCATATTATGCAAAATAGAAAGATTAGAACCCTCTTCAGAACCTTTCAATTCTTTAGCAGCATTTCCCATAGCCCCCATCCAGAATTTTTTAAAACTCTCACGCGCCTGTGGGAGCATAAATTCCTCAAAATCAATTAACATCTGTTCTCTAATTTTTTTTGTGATAACATCCAGGGACATAAGCAAAGTTTCGTCAGATTCAGCACTCTTTAACCAGGACTCTATTTTTTGCTGAGTTTTCAAAGGGATCCATATTGTATAAATTGTAAAATATAGAAAAAATGAAAGAATCCAGATCAATAAAAATTGTTGGTCGGTCATCAGAAATATTTATCCTGAATATATTTAATAGTTATTTTGAATCCTTTTTGTTGCATGCATGATACAATCCACAACGGACCTAATGCGGAATAACTAAAACCTAAATTCTTTTGTGCATTAACTCTACACTCACTCAGGGCGGTTTGAAATTCGTGGGATCTTTCCGTTACTGGATCCAGGATAGTCGTAACTGCTTCTTTAGATTCGTCTATCATATCTTTAATTAAATTTTTTAAGTTTTCGGGTATATCTTCCAAAACATCTAATAGATCAGCCATCATTTTTAGAGCGTCTGTTGTTTTGTCGTACATCGCAGCTAAAACTATTCCCCTGGGTAAATTCAGATCTACAGCAGGGACAACCTCAGCAATAGCAATTAGAT